ACCATCCTTTGCTTGTCCATATACAAGTCCAAAGTTGACATACTTCACGAGAGTATAACTATAATCTCTTACATCTATGTCAAACTCTTCACGGGTGAGAATACGACTACTGTACGTATACTGCTCGGAATTCATAGTCACAAAAAAGCGACTTCTAAATGTCTTTCCGACAGATGAACTCAAACCAATGAAAGCTGTTACCAACTTCCATACATTGAAGAGCGCGTGTTTACCTTCTACAAGTACTTCTGATTCTACTGATCTGCCTTTTAAAGCGCAATCATCTCCATTAATTAAAAGTGGAGCTACCTCGGGTACGACTGGACCTAATTTACGTCCATATCCTCGACCTCGGTAATATCTTTCAGAATCTGCAATACGATATTCCTTGCCACTGGCAATTTCCATCGACCACCTGCAGGCAGCAGCATTAGCTAAACAAAGAAAGGGGAAAGAAACTATACTTCCCATAAGCTGTCCTTCCTTTTGTTCGACAAACCATTCTTCTGGAATAGTCATCGGATCAAATCTGTTAGACTCCTTACAGAGCATTCTATACTCTTTAAGGTGAATCGGATCCATGATCAGATGCTTCGTTAGAGCCCGTTTCAAGAGAACACCTATCTTACTGATAAGCTCTCTACCAAGATTCGGCGAGCGCTCGTAAAGTATATTAATTACTTCATCTGCGAGACACTCAGAGACCCAAGAATGAAGATTATCCGTTGACGCAACATAGTCTCCGGAAATCAATTCATCCTCCTCTCCCAATTTCCCTAACGATTCAAAAACAATTCCTTCATCGATTGGTTCCCCAATGAGACGAAAAACTTTATTTGATTTAAGGTTCCTCCATAACCATTTTTGTAGTGGTTTTAACACAGTATAAGTTAAGCTAGGACCAGCTGTAATCACCCTCACCTTCAAAGGTTCCGGGAGACCAATGCACAATGTCCTAGGAGGTTCATCTAAAGCTTTAGAGAGCAATGTGGGATAAATTTCATTTTTCCAATGCTCTTTCAATTTCGAGTCATCAAAGTGTACTCCAATTGTGTCCTTTTCAGTGACTCCGTTCTCAAGAGAATCATAGAAAATTTCAGAATTTTCTTCCACACCCCGATCCGAATATTCCAAGGAATAGGGATCACTCAACACCACGGATCCGAGCTTCTTTTCTATAAGAACACTCTCGGGTGGAATATTAAACGAGGAATAGCATTCATGTACAACAGATGCTACCGCTCCAAGATTTCCCCTCCCCCAATTATATTGGGCAGAAGTGGAAGGGAAGATTGGAGATGTAAGTTCGTCAATAGTTAACTCAGTCCAGTCTATTTCCTTGACTGTCCTACGGAGTTCATACTCTAACGCACCTCGATTAATGGGGATATTCCATTTCCCATCAAATAAAGTGGAATCTGGTGCCTGTTTAGGCTCTGTCGTTAACTGCTTGAAGGTTTTAACTTCAGCCGCAGAGACTACCTCCGGATGAACAGGAGGAGCACCCTTTTTTGATTGGGCAATAGTTTGTGCAAAACTGACCAGTCTTTCACGATCTTTCTTCAAGATTCCTAGAAAGCGCTTAGCTCTACCGTAAAAAAGAAAACTAGGATCGAGTAGATCAACAAAATTTTCCAGTTTAGCTGGTGCAGGAGGAAGTTCTTGGTACATAACGTAACTAAAGAACGCATTAATCTTATACTTGAATAAATCTTTCCAAGTTCCGAACCCTGCGAGTTTTACAAACTCGAGATATCTATCTCTTAAACGTTTCTTGTCTAGGGTTGTTTTCCCATCTCCAAGAGACGACTCATCGTCATAACCATATATCTTAATAACATTATACAGTAGATCAATGAGATTTGTGACCTTAAGGAAATCATCCTTCATCCCAGAATCGGCAACGATCTGAGATTTACTCTTTGAAGGACTCTTTCCAGAGAAGTTTTCGTGTGGCTTCATACACGTCGTCATAAGAAAACAATAAAACAGTCTTGTTTCTTAATTAGAAATAATTCGAATTGCGACTAACTGTACGCAATAAGGGGTTTCGGCTCAGATTGATCTGGG